ACGGGTGACGGGCTCATCCCTTCTTTCGCGATTATTGACGATGCTTCGCAGATCGTAGACAGGAATACGGTTGAGGTCTTGCATTCGGGTATGGTCGCACGACAGAACCCACTCAGGTTATATATAACCACAGCAAGTTTTACAAGAGACACTAAGTTCTTTGAAGACCTACAGGTTATGGAGCGCATTCTTAACCAGGATGTGCCGGATAACCCGAGATGGTTTGGCCTGCTTTATTCTTTGGATGCAGGCGATGATTGGCGAGACCCTGCGGTCTGGCACAAAGCCAATCCCATGCACAACATTTCGGTTTCGCACGATGCGATTGCCGCTCGATGCGAAGAAGCCAAGATTAAGCCGGCTGCGCTTAACGAGTTTCTCTGCAAGACACTGAATGTCTATGTATCTGCCGAAACCGCCTGGGTGGACAGGTCTCACTGGGATGCGTCTGTAGGCTTAACTGATCGACAGCCGGAAGCTGTTTTTATCGGTTTTGACTTGGCGGCGACCCGAGATCTCAACGCAGTCTGTACGCTAAAACGATTTGGCGAAGATGATTACGAGGCCGAGTGGAAGTTCTTTTTGCCCGAGGACGGATTTGAACTCTTGCCGACTCATTACCAAGATATTTTTCGTCAGGCTATAAACTCTGGTCTCTTGCACATCACGGAAGGAAATGTTATGGACGACCGTGAGATTTCCGAGTATATTATTGGGCAAGGCCAGAAATACGACGTACGCGAAGTCGGCTATGACGCGTACAACGCTGCTGCCCTGGTGGCGCGACTATACGAAGCAGGAATGCCAGTCAAGAAAGTTGGGCAAGGGATGGCGGTGTTAAGTAACCCATCCAAGCATGTAGAAAAGCTCATTCTTGGACGCAAAATTAAACACGATGGCAACCAGTTTTTAGGCCACCAATTGGGAAACTGCGAAGTGTTCACAGATGTGCAAGGCAACATCAAGGTAAAAAAGGCTGGTGTGGACAAACACGCCAAGGTCGATGGCATTATTGCCTTGATTATTGCGATGCACTGCTCACTTGATAACCCTGCCCCTAACGAATCGTACGGATTCAGGGTGTTTTGAGGATAAAAATGGGCATATTCGACAGATTCCGCAAGAAACCAACCCAAAATGAGTCGAATTCGTTGTTCGGCAACACTGTTTTGGGTAACAACGTCATGCTCCGCGGTAAGGGGCAAGGCTACGGATCTAACCAGCTTCTCTATGTAACGACATCTGCTGTCAACGAAGCTGGGCGTTCGCTTGACATTACAACGCTTGCCAGAAACTCAACGGTCATGGCTTGCGTGGGAACCAAAGCTAGAGCGCTTGCACAACTGCCTGTAAAGATCATGTCTAGGCAGGCCGATGGTACTTTAGTCGATACCCAGACGGAACCTGGGGTTCCAGAGCGCGAAAAGAACCGCGCAAAGTCGATCCTTAACTTGCTTTCCCAGCCTAATAACTTCCAGAGTCAATACGAGTTCTGGTATCAATTCACGATGTGGCATGAGCTGGCAGGTGAGACTTTCGTATTACTCTGGAGAAAGAACGAAGCCGATCCTCAGCAGGTTCCGCTTGAAGTCTACGTTCTTGACTCGACGCTAATTGTTCCGCGTATCTCCGAGACGAGATACCCGTTCTATACGCTTACAAGCTCTTCCTACGGGTTTAACAAAGACGATCCGCTGCAATACTTCCAGGTTATGCACGTCAAGAGCGAGCCCTGGCAAGGTTCTTCTTCGTTCAACCGCTTGCAGGCTGTCGAGTTGATTTCGCTTGATCAAGACATTGACCTGTACTCCAACTTCATCATGCTCAACGGCGCAAAGCCTTCTGGCTTATTCCGCACCGAGCAGGTCATACCGGATTCCAAGTTTAAAGAGATTGCGGCTAGGCTTAAAGAGGCATGGACAAACATGCTTAATAGTCAGCCGTCAGACTTGAGTAAGCCTGGGCAGTCGATGCTATTAGACCAAGGTATGATGTACGAAAGTATTAAGCCCTTGACGCTGCAAGACGTAGACGCACGAGAGCTTAAGAAACAAACGATGGCGCGTATTGCTGGCTTGTTTGGCGTTCCTCCGGCAATGATCGGCGTCGGTGAGTCCAAGTACAACAACACTCAGACGATGCTCGACGAGTTCTACAAGTCGACGATGATGCCGTTCATCACGAACATCGAGCAAAAGCTAAAGACAAGCCTGCTTGGTGGCTATCCCAATCTGTATGTGCAGTTTCAGACGCAGGATTTCCTCAAGGGCGCACCACTGGATCAGATGAACTATGTTGTGGCCGGAGTCAAGAATGGCATTCTCACGCCCAACGAAGCTAGAGACTATCTTGGGCTTGATAGCGTGGACGATGGTGATTCTCTGCTTGCTGCCGGTGGTGTTGATAAGTCTATTCCCGGCTCTTCGCCGCAGGATACTGGCGGTGGCGGAAATCTTAAGGTCGTAGGTAAGACCGGACGAGCTGGTAATGCTTAAGGATGTTTTAAAGCGGTTAAAGGAACAGGCTGACAAGAGAAAGCCTAAGCCTAAACCCGAAGATGGGAAAATGAAGCAAAAGGAACCAATACATGGCTAAGCACATTCAATTCTTCACCGAGGCAAAGGTTGAGCTTGGCCGTATGGCTGACGAGGCAACCGGAGATCCTACCGGCGAGATCGAGGCAACCCTGACGACCTGGGGCGCAAGAGAAGGCGTTGATGGTCGGCGTTTCTTCTACACGCCAGAGGCTTTTGAGATGTGGCACGAAGGCTGGATGGAAACCGGCAGACCGCTGCCCATGTATTTCCAGCACTCTAGCGACATGATGCCCGTGGGCGAATGGTCAAAGTTCGACATTACCGACGAAGGCATGACCGGAACCGGGAAACTCTTCCTGAATACCACGGCAGGATCAGATCTGTACACGATCATGAAGGAATCGCCGCGTATGGTCGGCGGTGTTTCTGTCGGTGCTTACGCTGACGAATATCAAATGGTCGATGAGAACGGCGAGCCTACAGACGATCCTGATAGCTTCTTTCAGATTATGAAAGGCGGATTGGCTGAGGTTTCAATTGTGATGAACCCCAACAATCCTAAAGCCGAGATCTCAAGACTTGAATATTGGATGGACAACAAACCCAATCCAAGAGTAATCGAGAAGGCACTGCGTGATGCAGGGCTTTCAAGAAAGGATGCAACCGCTGCATCTGCTTTGCTGAAACAGATTATTGAACAGCGTGACGCTGAATCTGCCAAGCAACCCGCCAATCCGAGTGAGTCGGACGCAGCGGTGAAACTGTTGGAGGCGCTCCAATACCGTGAGCTGCTGAAGGCAATCGCAACCCGATAAAGGAACTATCATGCTTGAAAAAGTTATTGAAAAACTAGATGCAATCGAAGCATCTAACGCTGCAAAACTTGCTGAGACCGCCGAGGCCGTAAAGACTCAAGTCGAAGAAGCTGTTCAGGCAGTCAAAGCAGAAACCGAGCAAAAACTTGCCGCTCTTGAGGCAAAGATTGCCGCTCCTTCGATCATTCGCCCAATCCACAAGACTGTTCGTGGTGAGGCAAACCGCCGCTTCCGTGATGTGCTCAAAGAGTACATGAAGGGTGGCAATCAGGTTGAGCGCGAAGTAAAGATCTTTGAATCGGTCGATCAGTTTGACGGTTACATCCGTGAAGCATCTGCGCTGACCGCGTCTGGTTATGACGTTGGTGGTCGTACCGCTTACGATCCCGTGTTTGCTGCTAAGCGTCTTGGCAATCCGATGATGGATCTTTCCCGCATCGTTGCAACTGATGGTTCGGCTTACCAGTTCCGCGTAAAGACCGGTAACGCTGGCGCTCAGTGGGGCTACACCGTTCAGAACAACGGCGCAAGCACGACTGAAGCAACGTCGATTTGGCAGGTGATTCTCAAAGACTTGAACGCACAGTTCCCAATCCGTACTGCTGCGCTTGATGATATTGATGGTCTTGAGCCCAACGTTGTTGACGACATGCTGATGGAATTCCAGCAGGCAATGG